TCAGGCCCTAAGGTCATGTCTGACCTACAGGATTCAATATCGCGGTAAACGCGAGGAGGTAACAAGTAACGTACTAACTTAAGTCCAATTGTATCACTACAATCAGACAAATCAATCGTAGCGACCTTTGGGTCGCTTATTCGTAACCTATGCACATCTGCTAAGGTATCGAGATTGATTCCAGCATTGTCTTTTAGACAACGCCGGATACCTACACCCACCGCCCTCTGAACAAGCATATTGCATAACGGCTCTAGACATATCGACCGATCCTTTTCATTATTCTTAGGAACAGTCGAGTATCTATTACCGTCAACGAAGGTGACCACACAGAATGTTTTGAACTTGAAGATTTCATATGGTGCGTTTGGCTTTTGGCCGTAACGCTGCCATAACTTCCTGTTCACACTCCTTAATGACCACCCACGCTTGCGAATATAGCTTTCAAAGCGCTTCTTCGCTGAAGACTTGATAGCCCTATGCCGATAGGTTAATCGACAGAAAGCATCAAAACAGTCCTCAGTGATTGTCCACTTCGCCGACAGCTTTGCAGCCACCGACGTTGCGTTTCTCAATGGTTCAAAACTCGAACCGTTGGTAAATGTCAAGTCGCCTACATGGTAATTAGCCAGATAGGAATGACAAAGAAGTCGCGCTTTAGCCCAATTCGGGCCCAGTATCACCCAGTTGGGGATATCTCCGTCAACGTCGATCCATCGCTTCCAGGCTGACTCACGTCGCTCGGTTGCGCGGACTCCGTCGGGTTCTTCAAATTTGGAGCTGGCTTGTTTGGAAACGAGCTTAGCCACGGGATCACCATACTCATCAAAATGATGATGAAGATGAAAATCCCGAATAAGAAGATTAGTAACTCTGATCGAGTCTTTATATAACAAGGTTGATCACCCCTACCTTCCTGGCGCCAAGGCGCTCTTTTATAGAGCGTCATTCAGCACCGGTGCGGTGGCGGGACGAAAACCCTGACAAACATTCTCAGTCTCCCACTGCGGCAACGAAGCCGCTATAGAAGTAAGAATGTCGCGGAGACGGCCCTTTGACTCAAGAGTACCTGAAACACGTACTCTCACAGACAGAGGGTCTTTGACAGTGTCGGACCCAACAGTTATTGGATTCAAATCGTTAGAAATGATATCCAACGAATAATTGTTGAGCTGATGCCCGTCTAAGGTTTTCTTTACGACGGACTGTCGAAACCGAACAGTTAAGTCCGGGTTTGTCGGGAGAGCATAGGTAACACCCGTGCTGTCCTGACTCTTCACTGATAAAGTGAATGTAGCCATTTTATTGGCCTTTCTATCATTTAAAGGAACGCACCAAGCGTCCCAGAAGGTTAGAAGCCATAACTGCACTGTCAGCATACCTCCGCCAGTTAAGGGAGGGTGCTAACTGAGGCAATTCAACGCTAAAGGGTATAACATACCGGTCATAACTATCGATCTCCACGCTATCAAGCGGTTGATCGCCTTCCTGTTGTGTTACCACATAAGGAGGGTTGGCCGGAGGTTGCGCCCCACCCCAATTGGACAGCGGAAGTATGTTCGTGATCGTAGCTGATGTGCTACTAGACGGCATATGGATCGCAGTCAACTGGGTATATTTATCACGTCGGGAAATACAGGCGTACCGTTGAGTTGAGAGGTTCATCGAACAGTTGATAGCTATCCAGCTACCAACATCAACAAACCAATCAGCAACAAACGAATAGGGTGTTAATTCCCACAGCGTCTGTAACGGATTAAAACCAACACCTGCTAAACTGGCAAGAGCACTGGCGCTATAATAAGAGAAGGCTGTGGCCCGTACGGTAATGGACCCCACCTCATCAGTTACAACATATTTGACTGTTGAGGCAGGTAAAGTCGTTCCCGTAGGTCTCGGGCTCACACTCTTAGTAGCCTTAATGTTCACACTCATACCGCGCTCCAAAGTTTTCTGGATATCGCGATAAGAATAAACCAGTGGCATAACACCATACCTATAGGCCATCCAGTCATCGCCTAAACGCTTAAGAAAATCAATACTTGAGCGCATAAGCTGTCGTGGAGTGAGCCTATATCCTAAACGCAAGGCTTGCGCCGAGTGCTTAGAGCAGAAGGTTCTGAAAAGTCGTAAGATTTCTCCAGATACCTGATTGGCTAACTTGGGTAGCTCGCGCATCTCACCTATCTCCGTTAAGAGATCGTAAGAACACGAGGCCTTAGTGAGCGCATCGCTGCGTACACTGTTAATCGCATCAACTACATCGGAATGCCTTAAGACACTACGTGAGTAGGTCTCGAGGCCCGCTGTTGATCTAGACTGTTCATCGTATATACAGACACTGGGGCCGTCAGACCACTGATTGGTTATCACTATATAGCAATAACCGCCAATGTTCTTATGGTTTCCAGCTTGGTACCAACGCATCTTCCCAGTTGGCGTAACGAAACGCTGATGGGTAAGGAATTGTCGTTGGATACGCTGTCCCACGGAATACGCAGTCATCTGGTAGGGGGGCATCTGAGGCGACATTTTACCGCCTTGTGGTGCCGGCCTAGTTTTCCAGCTCGACCGAACATACGGTTCGTACGTATATGTTGTACCTGGTGTGACGCCGGCACTCGGGTCAGCGGTATAAATCTGATTAAGATTACCGCACCCGCCGACGCTCGTCAGGACATT